CGATCATCTTCTGGAGCCGGCCGTCCCGCTCGAGCGGCGTGCCGCTCGTCGTGGTGCCGCTCGGCGTGTCGTAGTGGTACACGTCGCCGAGCGTGGCCACTGTCAGCCGGCTCGGCCGCATGGATGCGGCGATCGACAGCAGCTCCTGTGACGCCTCCCTGATGAGCGTGGCCGCGATGCCGACGTCGTAGTCCTGCTGGCCGGTCGTACGAGCCCACGCGTACTTGCCGAAGTGCGGGTCCGCGATCACGAGCACCGCCCAGCGGTCGCCCTTCACGGCCTTGGCTTTTGGCTTGGGCGGCCGCACGAGGTCTCGGCTGGCCGCAGCGATCATCGCCTCGACGACCTCGCGCACGCCCGGGCCGGCGCGCGGCTTCAGCCGCACAAAAACGCGAAACAGCTCGGTCACCACCGGCTGGCCGGTCGACCGGTCGACAGACATGCCTTCCCACTTCGTGGCCTCGGACGCCGCGACCTCGTACTTGGTCATGTCGGCCTCGATATGCCGCAGGAGGTCCTCGACCGTGCGAATTGTGCGCGAGACGCTGCGGGCCTCGACGGTGTCTCCGTCGGTGCGCTGCGTGATCTGCTCGGCGTCCTTGCCCTGCGGCACGTCGGCTGCCGCCTCGGCCAGGACGGCGTCGGCTAGTGGCTTCGTCGTCCGATCCACGCCTCGACTCCTTGGATGCCGCAGATGTCGTGGCCACGCTGTTGGCACACCGTGACGATCGCCCGGGCCAGCGCCCGCTTGTGCATGTTCACTTCTCCGGCCAGCCACCGATCCCGCAGCTCCTCGAGCTGCCGCAGGTCGGCCTCCGGTAGCCGCATGTACCACGGCGCATACCCTGGGCCTTTGTTTGCCGCGACGGCGAGCACCTGGTCGATGATCGACGTCGTGTCGTCACTCGTCACGGCGATACCCCTCCTGCTCGAGGACGGTCGTGAGCATGCCGGCAAACTCAGACACAGACTCTTCCGAGATGTCAGGCCAGCGCGCGTGGATCAGCTCGTGGAGGAGCGTGTCGAGGTAGTCGGTGCCGGTCAGGCGGGAGTCGACCTTGATCGTGCGCGTGGCGTAGTCGCACAGGCCGTAGAGATTGCGCAGCCGCGCCCGGACGATGTGCCACTTGGCACCGGCGATCTCGATCGTCCGCTGTCGCCTCGCCATGGCACCACCCTACCTGAGATGGGCGGCGGCCAGCCCCGGGTGTGGCGTGTCAGGAAACCGTGTTGCCAGCGTTGCTGGCGGCGCGTCTGGCATTGCGGATGGCACGTCTAACAAGCAGGCGGCCGACCACGTCGAGAAACGGCAGGCCGCGTTTTTCCGCTTCTTCGCGGAGCCAGCCGACGATGGTGTCAATGTTCGCCTCGCACCACTCGCAGCCTCTGGCGTCCATCTGTGCGGCACGGGCGTTGCATGAGCATTCGGCTGTGGCCGTAATGCCAAGAATCGACCTAAGCAGAGATTTGAGGGCACCGCCGGGGCCGATGGCAAGTGGCGCTACTTCTTGTGCGGCGCGAGGCTCGCGTGTTGGTTGCACATCGATCAGGCAACGAGCATTGACCGGCAACACGCGGGCGCTGACATTGCGCCCGCACATGCGACATGTGCATAGGTATGTTCTATGGTCACGCTCACAAACGAAGTCGCAGTTCATGGCGAGTACTGAAAAACCAACGACGGATTCTCAAACTCGATGCGCGATATAAAAAGCAGCGAAGGTGCGTTGAGTTGCAATGTTGTGTCGGGCACACATCCTTTTTCATCGGGGCACCTGAGATTGAAAGCCCCAAGATTTACATGACCCGCAAATGTCTCGCCTTGCGAATTGAGCGCCGAATACTGATTATTGATACATCGCGTTTGCAAAAGCGTTGCGCGACCGCGTGTCGTTGTCCATCCGGCTGCGCACCCTACGGCAGTGTCCTGGAAAAACGTAGCACTTTCAATTCTGGTCGCTACGTCATAGATAGCTAGCTGCCCGTGGACAGTACTTGTGATTGTGTTATTCAATACAAACTCAAGGCCAGATAGCGGACACGAGTGACTAGAGGTAGATAGGTCGATGTTCCACGTTGACGTGGTAGCAGTTGTTGATGTCTTGCTCAGGACATGCGTGCCAGCGTAGTGTTGATTGTATTTGAAGTAGGTAGTTTTGACGTTTGATATGTTGCGATTAAGGACGTAGTCGGGTGTGGCCGACGAGATTTCTACTGCGATACGCGTGACCTGTGACCAGTTTGTAGCGCACTTGGGTGGGTCGCAGCATGGATGGCAAGAGCTTCCGAGCATCACGCACACTCCGCCGCAATTAATACCCACGTGCTGTCAATCAATGCACACGCCACCCGCCGCGTGCCGCTGGATACGGTGACGGTGGCAAAGTAGTTGGTTGCCGTGAATGTTGTGGCAGGTGACAGCGCCGTGCCGTCCCCGGCCTGCTGCGTCACCGTGGCAGTGGTGCCTTTGTTCCACGTTGCGGCGACGGTTCCCAGTCGCACGGTGCCGCGGCCGGCACCAATTCGCACTAGTGCCCATTTGTTCGCACCAGTCCCGGACTCCTTGTAAATGATGGCCGCACCGCTCCCGCCGCTCTGCAGCTCGGCCGTCGATGCTTTCGGGCCGGCCGTCGCGTCTGCCGCGTTGCGCACCTCGAGCTTGACCTGCACAAGACCGTCCACAGCCAGCATGCCGATCGAGTTGTTGGCAATCGGTTCCACGGCGACGCCAAAGGAGTCGTTAGTGGACGTGGTTGGCGTGCTGCCTCTGAGCACCGGAGATCGCTCGTACTGCGACGTGGCCGGCCCAGTAACGCCAGTTGGTGCGATCTCTAGTCCGGTGATTGCCAACACGCCCCAACGCGGCACCGTTTGGCCGCTGACGTTTTTGCACGGCAGTGCGATGTACGGTGCACCTCGATACGAGGCGGCGTCGGCAGTCACGCCAGGTCGCTGCCCCAGCACCACGTCGGCCGCGTCCTGCGCGCGGTTCCAGGCCCTGGCGGAGATAGCCGACGACAGCGGCTGCCCAGGCTCGACGCGTCCGTCCTTGCGGGCCATCACGCACTCCCCAATCCAAGCAGCCCGAAGTCAGTCTCGGCGTAGACCTGGTTGACGTACACGTGCCGCGGACGTTTGACGAGGTTGTTGGAATCGACCTGGTCCTCGTACCGCACCCACAGGTATTCGTGGCCTTTTTTTAAGATGCCGCCAATCGTGCCGACGGTGACCAGCGGGATCGTATTTCCATCGGCGTTGGCACTGGCCAGGAACTTGTAAGACAGCGACCACGGGCTGTTGCCCTTCTCCGCGTCCCAGTCCTGCGAACCGGTGGCACCTTGGAACAGCACCTCGCCGGCCGCGAACCCACGGAAGGCCGCGTTGTTGACAGTGCCCGTCAGCGCCGACACGTTCTTGATGTACTGCGTCGTGACGTACTGGGCCGGAACGTCGTACGTCTCCGTCCACTGGAGCGCAGGCACGATGATGTCGACGCCGTTGACGTTCTCTCCGTCAACGCCGATCGCGCCCTGCTGGTCGGGTGCCGCATCAACGCCGCTGACGGGATATCGTCGCTCCGTGCCGTACGTGCGGATCGACGTGCCGGCGTCGAGCTGCGGCTGCTGCGTGATGTGCGTCGTTCCGCCTGACGTATCGAACGACCTCGAGCGACGGAGCGGGTCCGGCTTCTGGTCGTCGTCGGCCCCGCGGCTGACGTAGCTCACCGTCAGCTGCCACGCCTCGTCACCGAGGTAGTCGAGCGTGTAGCTCTCCGCCTGGAGCTTGTTGAGCGGCTGCCCGGGATATTCCCAGTAGAGGTAACTGGTCCACAACGTCACGTTGACGTCGTCATGCACGGCACGGTCGTCGGTCGTGCCGAAGATCTTCCACGACTTCTTGTACGTGTTCTGGCTGCGCTGGCCCAGACGGTAGATCGTCGCCGACCGGCTCGCGGAGTCCTCGACCCATGTGTATGTCGGCATGCGTCAGGTCCCCACCAGTGCCGGGTCTTCATCCGTGTTGTCCGCGATCCGCTCGAGCAGGTCGACCTGCTGCTGTGCGAGCGACTTTGCAAACCCGAGGCCGCTGGCCGCGGCCGCCGAGAACGTGCCGACCACCTCGCCGCGCTCCATGCCGGCGGCAGCGGCGCCGGCACCTTCGCGGATGCGTTGCTCGTTGCCGCCGGCGGCTCGCTCGGCTGCACGCTCAGCCGACGCTGCCAACGCCTCCGCCAGCGCGGCCTCGGCACCTAGCGTGGCACTGCGACGGTCGGCGGCTCGCTGCGCGTTGGTGGCCAGCCGGCCTTGGGCGGTCGCGTCGGCGTTGGCGTTCATGGCGTCGATATTGCGTTGCGACTCTGCGGCAGTCTGTGCGTTCTCTTGTGCTGCCGTCTGCATGCGTCCGGCGATACCAGGGCGAGCCTGTGCGCGTGCCCTCGACCGCGCTGACATCTCGTCGTTGACCTTGGCGTTTTCTTTGGCAAGGTCGTAGCCGCGGGTGATGAAAGACTGCACATAGTTCCACGACTTGCGGACGGCGGCCTCCATGGTGTCCCAGGCGGCGAGAATGCCGTTAATGATGTTGTCGAAAGCACCCTGCAGGATCGCCCCGAACGTGTTGGCACCCTGTGTGACGTACGACCACATGCCTTCCCACGTCGTGGCCACGGACGTGCCCAGATACGTCCACGTGTTCTGGAACGTCGCCACCCACGAGTCGACCTGCCCCATGAGGGCCTCGACACCACGCGCCCAGCCGGCCTGCAGCCCGAGCCACAGGATGTCCATGGCGCCCGCCAGATTGCCGGCGGCCAGCTCTTGGTACACGCCGTCGAACGTGGCGGTGGCGGTCGCGCCCAGGTCGCGTAGCACGCCCATGGCGTTGTTGCCGGCATCGACGAATGCTCCGCCGATGGCCGATGCGATCTGGTGAAAGCCGCCAGCTGCGTAGATGGCAGCACCCGCCACGGCACCCAGTAGGCCTACGGCGATCGCCAGCGGGGCGTTGGCGGCCACCCAGGCGGCTAGGCTGGTAGCCGCGGCCACGCTCGTTTTCACGCCGTACAGCACGGCACCGGCGGCCGCGGACACAAACGACGCCGCGAGCTGGTAGGCAACCTTGACCGTCGATACCAGCGGCGACACAAGCGCCGCCACGCCGGTCGACAGCGTCTTGACCGCGAACCCTGCGGCCGTGAGCGTGCCGCCGACCGCCACCATCGCCGCCCCGACAGCCAAAGCCTGCTGCACGAAGACCTTGTTTTCGCTGATGTACCTCGACACCTGGCCGACGAGGATCGCGATTGACGATGACAGTCCGGCCATAGCCGGCGCGACGGCGGCGCCCACAGTGACGGTCACGGCCTTGAGCGCCGTCATCAGCTCGCCGATCGAGTCGTTGAGTCGTGCCGCGGAGTCGGCCGTCTCCTGATCCATCACGATGCCGAGCTGCTCGGCCTGCTGCATGAGCGCCCGGATGCCGCCGGCACCGTCCTCGAGCATGGGCAGGAGCGCGGTGCCGGCACGGCCGAAGACGGCCATCGCCAAGGCCGCCCGCTCGCCCGGGTCCTGCACCTGCGCGAGCGCGTCGGACAACGCCAGAAACTGATCCTCGGGCGACAGCTGCTTGAGCGCGTTGACGTCCACGCCAAGCCGTTCAAACGCTTTGGCGGCGGCCTTGCCACCCTGTGATGCCGTGTCGAGCGTCCGCTGCATCGTGCGGATGCCCTTTTCTAGCGTGCCGATGTCGGTGCCCGACTGCCCGGCCGCAAACCCAAACGCGGACACGGCCTCGGTCGACAGGCCGGTGCGCGCGGCCATCTTCTGCACCGCATCCCCGACCTCGGAGAATGCAGCCGCCGCGCCGGCGATCGGCGCCGTGATCGCACTGCCGGCAGCCATGAGTCGGCTGCCGATCGACATCATCGACGAGCCGAGCTGCCCCATCCGCTTGTTGATCGTGCCGAGGGCCGCAAACAGCTTCTTCGGGTCCGCGCCGATCTCGACGTAGACCTTGCCCTGGCGGACTGCGTTGGCACTCATGTGTTCACCTCATGCCAATTCGGCCCGAGCAGCTTGCGGATCTCGTCGGGCGTCGCCTGGCGAGGCGCTGCCTTTTTCGCGAACGGGTTGAACTCGATCGGCTTGGCTTGCGGCTGTCCCTTGCTGCGGTGCAGGTTGGCCTGCTGACTCATGAGCCACGCGACCCGCCACCACTCCTGCTCTAGACGAGCGTCGCGAGCGGCGAAGAGTCCACGGATGGTCCATTCATCTGGGTTGACTCCGAGGATTCCTGCGGCCTCGTAGATGGCGTCCCAGATTGTGCGAGCAGGGACTCGACCGTCGTCTGTTGCAGTTGCGCCTCCGCCCGATTGGCCAGCTCGGCCTGCAGCTCGTCCATTCGCTCGACGAGCTGCTTGATCATGCGGCGAAGGCGGAGGGGGAAAAAATCGACCAGCTCCTCCTCGAGCGCACGCTGCGCCGCCTCAAGCGAGTCACCACGCAGCGACTCCAGAAACTCTTCCTTGGTCAGCTTGCGCTCGTCGACCTGTCGGCAGAGGATCGCGTAGAGCACCTCGCCGATCGTCGTGTACCGTGAGCGGATGACCTCTAAGGCTCGTCCGATCGTCGACACGTCGATCAAGTCGAACGGAATGGACCGGTCGACCTTGCAGACAGAGCCGTCCGGCTGCTCTTCGTCCTCTTGGACGTCGATACGCACTAGATCCTTGACTCGAGCGGCCGCACCGCACGTCATCACGACGCGCCACGGGCGGCCTTCGTCGTCCTTGAACTCACGCATGGTCAGCTCCTGAGCCCAGACCTGGTCAACGCACACTCGACGGTCCAGCTCGTCGCCCCGTCGAGCGGGTTGGTCTCGCTGATGCCGGTAACGACAGCGTCGAAGGACCAGCCGGCTTCCCCGCCAGATACGGCCACGAGCGTGCCGTCGAGTAGCAGATCGAGATCCATGTCACCGTCGTCGTTGATCTCAAACGACACGGTCGCAGCCCAGCCGGTGGAATACACGGCCTGCTCGCGCGACCCATACTCCTCGATCTCGATCGTGCGGGCTGTCGCTGTCCACGTGACGTTTCGCACGCTCGCGATGACGTCGCCGACGGTCAGCGTCGCGTCCTTGCCGAGCGTGATCGCCACGAGTCAGATGCCCCCCCGACGCGCGGTGATCGTGTACGTCACGGCGCCGTCGATGGACACGTTCTCGGTGACACCCATCACCACGAAGTTGCTCGTCGCGGTGTTGCTGACGAGCTGCGTTATGACGCCCGTGGCGTCGTGGCACTCGATCTCCCACGTCTGCGATTTGAATCCGGTATCGAAGGCGCGATAGCCGACCGTGCCGGTGCCGACGTTGCTACGGTTGGACACGTCGACGACCTCGGCCTCCTCGGTGTACGTGGCCGAGATGACGTCGGTGCCGAACGGTGGGGCGCTCGCCGCCTTGAAGCCGAGGGTGATCGCCATGGTGGTCTCCGGTCAGGTCTGGGTCTTGTATCGCTGGGCGCTGACGGTGTACGTGATGATGCCGTCGATCGGCTGCGACTGGGCCACGTTCGTCACGACGAATTCGACGGCGTTGCCAGTCGTCGTGCCGGTGAGCGTGAACGTCTGGCCGACGTCCTTGCCCGGGTCGTCGACGCACTCTACCTCGATGGTCTGTTCGACCATGGCCTTGACGAAGGTCCGAAACGTGTCACCGAACTTGGTGACGTCGACCTCGTTTGCGGTGTTGTTCACGGTGATCGATCGGGCATTCGACAGGCCCGAGATCGTGACGTCCTTGCCGAGGGTGACGGCCATGTGCGGCTCCTGCTGGTGTCACTGGCAGGGTACGGGCAGGCGACGCGGCTGCCGCAGGGGGTGTGGACGGTTAGGCCGCGCGGATGGTGTCGCGGAACCGCGTAAAAATGCGGGCCACGACCTTCTGCACGCCGGCAGCGCCCTGCATGAACGGCCGCTTGGGATAGCTCACTGACCGCGTGATCGTGGTCTTGTCCCAGTTGCTGGCACCACGAAATCCTTTGTGAGTCCACAGGATCGCGCCATAGTCGTAGTCGCCGCTGGCACGTCTCGGGATCGGCTTGCCGGCATCACGCGCATCCTTCGCACGCCTGGCGGCGCCAACGCCGATCCGCCACGCCGTCAGCGTCAGGGACCCGCCAAACTCGTGCAGCCGGCCAAGCCAGTCGGACTTAAGTGTGCCGATGACGACGCTGCGTGTAGTCCCGTCCCAGTAGTACATGATGTCGTTGTAGAGCCAGCGCTTTGGCGCCCACGACTTTGGCGGCTTGCCGGCTGGCCGCGGCTTGCCGCTGCCAAGCATCGTGAGGTCTCGGTACAGGCCGTTCATGAACTCGACGACTGCCCCGGCCTTGACCTCACGCTGCCCGGCCTTGGTCCGCTTGGGTGCGTTTTGACCGATGCCTTTTTTCGACGCCTGGCGGATGTCCATGCCGGCCTTTTTGAGAGCCTCGTAGTTGGCTCGCTCGAGCAGCCGGCGCACCTTGGACCGGTCGAAAAACTGCCCCTTGACCCGCGCGGTGATCGCACGCTGGCTCGCGGTCGCGGCCGACACTGGCCGGCGGTTTCCGCCACGTCTGCCGGCCATCAGCGGAAAGTCCTGTAGGTGGCCGTGATCACAGCCCGCCAGACGTTGCGGTCGTGCAGTGCGTCGTCCGGGTTGACCTCGATCGCGACCTCGACAGGCGTGGTCACGCCGCTTGGCCAGACGACCGCCTGGTCCCAGCTGTGTGCCCGGATCGCGTCCGCGATCTCCTCGGCCAGGTCCAGCATGTCGTCGGCCATCTCGTCCGACGGCGTGTGCCGGCCGACGAAGACGGTCGCCTGGTAGTCGTACTGGTGGTGCGTGCGGTCGACTCGCTCGATCGTCAACGTGCCCGGCATGACCGCGATCACCGGGTCGACCATCTCCTCGATGGTGTAGTCCGGCCAGTTGACCCGCTCGACGGCCGGCTGCGTCGCCACCGACGTGAACGTCTCGGCGTCTAGGCCGTCGGCAAGAGCGTCGGCAATCTCACGCAGCGTGCTGCTCATGGGCCTCGATCTGCTCCACGTTCTTGACCAGCCGCGGGTCGTCCGGGCATCGTCGCACAGCCTCGCGTGCGTACTGCAGGGCTTGTGGGTGCTTGCCTAGATTCCAGGCAGCCACGGCAGCCAGGTCGTAGGCCTTGGTGACAGCGTCCGGATCGGTGGCGTGCGTCGACTCGCCGGTGGCCTGCATGGCCGCCTCCGCGAACGTCAGGCACTCCTGCCACTCCTGCCGCTGGTAGTGCACCCACGCGAGTTGCTGCCACGCGTCGGGCTCCGCCTTCGCCTCGTAGGCTGCCCGGTGCAGATGCCGCTCGTCTTGCGTCAGCCGGTACAGGGCGCGGTAGGCGTAAGACCGCTCCGTAGGCGTGCCCGGCAGGCCGAGGTAGTGTGCGAACGTCGCCGCGGCGGCCGGGTGCCCGACCCACTCCTGCTCGCGGGCCAAGTACCAGTGAGCGCGGGCGTCGTGCGGTGCCTCGCGGACCGCCACCTCGAGCAGCTCTAGGTCCGTCTTGTGCCGCTTGCCCGGCGTCCGGTGGTGGTGGATCTCCAGTCCGTCGGCGACGGCCTGCACCTTTTCGCCCGACCAGCACACGAGCCCCTCGTGCGTCGGTGCCGACCACCGGAATCCGCGGCGGGCGTGGACGCGGTCGGACAGGAAGACCAGCCCGGGCACGCCCGGCGACTTCCACGACCACACGTACCGGTACCGCAGGTTGTTGACGTTGCCGGTCCACGCCCGCTCGATCGCCTCCCGCCACCCGGGTTGCAGCCGCTCGTCGAGGTCCAGCCGCACGCACACGTCCACGTCGTCCGGCAGGTGGTACAGCGACAGGTTGTGTGCGTCGTCCCACCGCCACGGGATCACGTTGCCCGTCATCACCGTGATGCCGCAGGACCGCAGCCTCTGCGGGGTCGAGTCGGTCGACCCGGTGTCCGTGACGATCACCACGTCTGCGCCATCGGTCGACTCGGCCCAGTCGATCGCGTGGGACTCCTCGTTCTTGGCGAGCGCGTAAATGCCGATCTTCACGAGCCGCCCCACGTGTAGATGGTGTCGTGCGGCAGCCGCTCCGCGACGGCGTAGCCGTGAGCCGTGAACCACGCGTGCACGTCGGCGGCCGTGTGGCCGTAGCGCGTCTCGTTGCCGATCGTCTCGACGACCACCGCCGGCCTGTGCACCGACACGGTCACCTCCGCACCATGCAACGCCTGCAGCTCGTAGCCCTCCACGTCCAGGTGCAGGCAGTCGACCGGTGCTGCGAAGTCGTCGAGCCTGAGCGTCGGGATTAGGCCGCCCGGCTGGCAGTAGTAGCCGCCGCAGTTGCCGTCATGGTCCACCCGCATCGACACCGGCTCGCGATCGATGCCGAGCGCCGCCTGCACCTTGACGACGTTTGGCTGCTGACAGTTGCGCACCAAGGCGTGGAAGTTGAGCGGGTGCGGCTCGATCGCCAGCACCTGCCCAAACCGTGACGCGTAGGCCGCCACGTAGAACCCGGCATTCGCGCCGGCGACCACCACCGACCGCCACTGGCGCACGTGCCGCATGACGCGATCCGGCAGGCCGGCCGCCATGTGAATCCAGTCCCAGCAGCCGCGGTCGGCCGCCGGCCACCACAAGCCGTCACGCTGCTCGAGCTGGTCGTCAAGCGTCATGTGATCACCGCACATTGCCGCAGGCCGTCGTCAATCCACCTGGCCGGCCGCTTGGCCTGGTCAAGGAACTCGAGCACCGCCCGCCGCACGTGCGGGTTGTCGCAGTCGTCCGCCAGGATCACCGGGCACGCGGCCACCAGCCGCAGGTCCCGCAGGGCACCCTGGTAGGAATGGTCGCCGTCGACGTGGGCAAAGTCCGCCCGCGGCAGCTCGCGGACGTGCTGCGTGTCCACGACGACGAGCTGGGCATCGATGCCGCGGCGGGCTCGGACGGCGTGCCAGTGCCGCAGGCACTCGGGCGAGTCGTCGTCGAGGCCGCCGTCGATGCAGAGGTACCGTGCCATCGGTGCCGCGACGGCGAACGCCGCGAGCGAGTAGCCCGACCGGGTGCCGATCTCGATTACGCTGCCCGGTGCGAACTCGGCACACACGGCGGCCTTGTTGACGTAGTGGCCGGCGGCCTCGTCCGTCAGGCGAAACCAGTCGCCCGGACGCCAGACGTCGACTAGCGCTGCCAGCACCTGCTCCCTACTCGGTGGCATCGAGCACCTCCCAGACGGCGGCAGCCGGCAGCTCGCACACCCACGCCTCCGCGTCGTGCACGCCGTAGGATACGATCACGCGGTCACTGTGAACCGCGAGGCCGGCGGCGAACTCGATCGCCCGCAGCTCGCGGAACGAGAACCAAGGCGAGACCCGCGCGAGCCGCAGGCCGGCGTCGAGCCAGATGAACCGATGCTCGTACAC